CATCTTTTAATCCTTCAACTTCATTTTGCCAAAACTCTAATACACCTATTTTTATAGGATCTCCATATACATCTACAACCTCTTTTTTGGGTGTATCGAATACAGGAAACCCATGAGAATCAATGTATCCTTCGTAGTTCCACTCCATAGGAATGAACAGAGAATAGAGTCCTGAACTAGTCTGCCCATTGGCGTTTCTCTTTTGAACATCTGATCCATTATATAATTTCTTAAAATTGTCACCACCTTTATCTAAAGCATTTGAAGTTGAACCCATCATGCATTTTCCGATAATTCTAGAACCTAATCTTAGTGTTGTTTTTGTAACTCTCCAATTGTTAAGTATATTGTTTGGTCTTTCCCATTTACCTGATTCGTCATGAACAAGAAGCTTTAGTTTTTCCCCATCATAAGCGTTATCACCCGTGTTTTTCCAGTCAATTGTAGTGTCAAGACCTGTAAGAGTATCATCTCTTTCTGTAGTTTTAATAATGCTTTTACGAGTAAGCTTTGAAGCGGGTACACGATACGCTAGTTCAGTTTTTGGACGGTCCATACCGTCTTGTATCGGTTTAAAGAAGAATGGGTAGTTAACGGATATAGGAACAACCTTGTCTGTAAACATTTTCTTAGCATCGGCTCCAGATTTAGATAAAATTCCAAATCTTGCGTCGACTGATATTGTAGCCATGTTAACCGTTTCTCCAGACGCCATGAATGAAAATCCACTACGTCTATTCTTGAGATACGACATGCCATAACATCTTGAGTCTGCTTTACAAGCTTCCCAGAAGATATAAAATAATCTGTTTGACTCTCTAAAATCTGGGTTCCCAACATCAATCTTGGACCACTGCAAGTACATGTAATGAGTACCAGTAATATAAGTAGGACCGGTTTTGTTATAAAACCAAAAACCTTCTTCACGTTTCTTAAATTCTTCATCAATATAGTCATACCATTCTGCTTTAAAGTTATCAGAGTAATTTTTCCAATCAAAAATGGTTTCAATTCTTTTTAATTCTTTTGGGTATTCTTGAATAACCCATTTATCACCTTTGAACCTAGCTACTTTATTAGCTTTAGGTAAAGCTATTTTAAGATTCTGTATCTCATATATATCACCAATTTCTCCAGTTTTACTAATGACGACCATATCATGCTCTTCATCGTATCCATGCTTCCATTTCTTAAACTTATTATTTCTGTTTAAGACCTTAGTTTTCACATGGTTAGGTAATACCTTGTATAAGCTTTGCTCGTACATTATCTAGATCGTCTTTCTGCAAAACCTCCAAAAGCCTCTTTATCTCTTACCTGTGCTGGAACTTCATTGATTATATTTTCCTCATCTTCAATACGTTTAAGTATTTCAAAAGCATCAAATATAGCTAGCTTTTTAGTAGCTGCAGCATTTTTTAACCTGTCCGCGGTAATATCCTCGCCTGAATCGACAATAGCTTCTTTAGCAACTTTAATAAGCTCTTCAACTGCTTTGTGCCCAGCTTGGATTATACTCAGCTTGATTTCCTTGGTGTCCATATTTAATTACAATATCATTAGATTTCATACAAAAAACTCTTTGCTTATCAACAACAAAATCCCATTCACTGTTTGGCGTAAAGCCTACTACGTCTCCTGGGGTTATATCTAGCGCTTCTAAGGACTTATTACCATATTTTAATATACCAATAAGCTTTTGCTCTTTATCAGTCGTTAGAGAGTCTTTATTTTTTAAGGGCATTACAAAGCATCTGTCTCCAAATGATTTCCAATCCCCAGTGTTTTTATACAAATATATTTGATCTATAGCGCAGAAATATAAATCATCTTTAAAATATGATCTACTATTCTTTTTTACACCTTTCATGTCATAGAATACTCTAAAAACATTATGGTGTATTAATATTATATCTCCTTTTTTAATATTTGTTTTAAATGCCTTTGGTGTTTCTACTACAACTGCTAGATTATTGACAGCTTTAAAGCTTTCTATTTTAGTATTTAAAACTAAAGTCTTGTCACCAATTTGTATCTCGTTTTCATATCTATCACCAAGAGGCTTGATGATGAAGTCGTACAAGCTCTTCATTAATACTCTAAATCGTATTCAACAGATATAGCCATGTTAGAATTAAATTTCTTCCATGGCATTACCTCATCTTCTTTTTTAATGTATATACTGTAAGAGTTTGATTTTTGATCGTGTAGGATAGCTGTGATTGTGTGTCCACCATAAACATTTTGACCAACCGCGTAATGCATAGCCTCATTTTTATAGTCAGTTCCTATACTGATCTTTCTTACAATAGAGCTCATTATGCTTTAGACATAACTGGTTTAGCCTCTTCCTCTTTTTCAACTACAGTATAACTACCGTCTGTTAAATCAATATTAATTGGCCCGTACTCATCTTCAAGTTCTTTTTTAGTAGCTTCTAATTCTTTAGATGCTTCAACTTGCATCAACATAACTTCATGCTTCTTAGCTTCTAAAAAGCCAATGTCAATTAATAGCGCTTGCATTTTAGCTTGTTGATCTTTAACAGCTTTTAGCTGTTCAGCTTTAATAGCTTTAACTTCTTTTCCTTCCACTTCAATAGTTTTTGTTACTTTACTCATAGTTTTAAATTTAATTTGATTTATTTATATAATCACTTGTTTGAATATTATTTACATGCTACCATATCCGTAGCAGTGGTAAGATTTGCCATAACATAATCAACGGCTACTGGTAATATTGTTCCAGCAGGAACATTTTTAAATATAACTGCATCCGTAATAATAGGTAAATCGCTTTGAACCGCTCTAATGCAGAATTTACAATCTAACCCGCTGCCAGCTTGCTGTATAGTTATAATGTCTCCAACTGAATAATTTGCTCCAGCTGCATTTATAGTTATCTCTGTTACAGCTCCATTTGGTGCTGTAGATAAAGTCATAGTACCGTTAATACCGTCTCCTGAAACGAATGTTAATACATCGTTAATCGCGTAACCTTGTCCACCTCTTGTTATTTCGAAAGCAGTTATCCCGCCAGTTCCATTAACGCCTTTAATAAGTCCTATTAAACCTGAAGAACCAGCCGTACCTCCTGTTGTTGTAAAAGCAACTGGAGCTCCAACCGTGCCAGTGTATCCAGTTCCTAAAGCTGTTGCGTTTGTTTGTGGTACTGGAACTACAATATCTACTGCTAAACCTGCTGGCACAGTAGCGGGTGAATTAGGTACGGTAGTTACAACTGTTGTTGATAAATTTACACCTGTTACATAACCTGAACCTGCTGCAAATCCTGCATAAAAAGGATTAGCACCTTTAAATATTGGATCTAAATTTAACCCTGTAACCTTGTTTTGTATACCTACTACATCTGATAGTATAGCTCTAACATCACCAGTTGCTCCAACGTATATTAAAGAACCAGTTAAATTAGTACCTAGCGTTCCTGATTGATTTTCAAACAACCACGCAGATGGACCTGATATCGTATCATTTCCAGCGCCTATTGGCAAGGCTTTACCTACCGCGCCATTTGTTACTCTGTATATTCCCATAATTTTTATTTATTTTTATTTTTTTGTTTTTTCCCAAGTTCTACCTACAAAATAAGCTCCATAAACCGTTATAAGTAACGATTGAAATATTGGATGATATTGTTGAGCTACTGAAAATTCTCCTAGGTTTCCATCAAAAAAACTTAACAATGTAAACACAAACGTTAAGTATATCAAAACCATAGGTCGTATATTTTTAGATAAGAAACTGTCTGATTTCATATCGTATTCCCAACGTCTACTAATTTGCTCTTGAGCTTCAGAATCAGCTTTCTCTAATATCTCTTGAATAAGTCTCTGAGCTTCTAGCTTTTCTTCTTTTGTAGTAGTAAGCTTATCAATGACATCACCAACTTGTTTAATGATGCCACCGGTAAGCCATTGTAATATCTTACTCATGTTAATCTGTTAAACAACCAGCCTTAAACGAGCTTTTTGTTGATCCTTTTGGAACACTTAGATTCAAATTTTTAAAATAACTAGTTACTTTTCCAGTAGTAGTTTTCTTTGATGTTGTTGGATTTCCACTAGGAGGCGTTAATGTTCTTTTAGGTTTTTTAGGAACAATTATTTCACCTGAAGGTTTAGCTTTATTAAATCCTTTAGTGCTAACACCTTTACTTGTTATTACAGTTTTTTTAGATTGCTTGTCAAGTTCTACTTGCTTATTAGCTC